CACCATGACTAGCTTCGTAGTGATTAAGACTTTTACCGTGCTTAAATGTGCTTATAATATCTGTACACATACTAAGGCAGTCGCTTAATACTTCTTGTTCGTTGCTTTCGTCAGGTTCTACTAAATCCATAATAAATATTTGAAAGTTAAATATAAACTGTGATTTACTAGCTGTGACGTTTACTGGGTTTATATGCATTAGAGGGAATAAAGTGTTTTTCTCTAGGTCTATTTCAAATATGTCACCTGATGTAACAGTCTTGATTTGAAAATGATTGTTACCCAGTTGCTCTAATGTGTCTACTAAATTATTATACGTCTTGTCGTTTACCATAATTTGTGTTTTGTGTTGTGTTTAAGTCTGTTTCGTAACTTAACCACGTTAGACATTCATATAAACTAAGTTTTGTAATCCTGTCTAAATTTACTATTTCACCATTTGTTAGTCTATACATTACGCCAAACCAACCCCACTTCTTTGCGAATTGTTCATCAACTGTTGCTTCGCCTTCTTTAACTTGTCCGTTAAATACAACTGCAAAATTTTTAATAGTTCGCTTGCGAAAGTCCAAAAAAAAACCAACGCTTGCTGAACTTCTTGTGCTTTCATCTCTAAAAACTTTCTAGCTCTAAGTCTCATAGTACTACTGTCGTACGCTTCTATAGAATAATACTTACCCTCTGTTTGTGTGATAGGTCTGTATAATATTGCTACTATATTAGGCATATTCTTTTCAATACCACCTTTTATGTAGTGTTCTATGTCTGCGTATTCGCCTAAAGTTATACGTTCTAAGTCAGGTATAAATCCATACTGATCGTTACCGACTTTTATGACTTGTTTAAACTTACTTTTTTTACTAGTCTGTAGCTTTGCAATTACTCTTAAAACTTTTGTTACGTCTTCTAAAGTCAGTTGGTTAATTAATTCTTTAGGCATATCTGTCATTAGGTTTATCATATCCTGTGACTTTTCTATTTCGCCTTTGTTTTCTGACTGAATCAGTTTTATCCAAGTTTCTAAAGTTACATCACTCCAATTCTTAATAGTAAATTTATGCTGCTTGTCGTCTTTAGTAACTTTAATTCGCATAATATATAATAGAAATTTATTTTATTTAGTTTAAAAATGTATATTTGTTTATCTTGTTTCCCTATAAGGGTTGCCTATACTCCATATTCTTTTCAGGCAGCCCTTTCTTATTGTACAAAGTATTTACCTGCGTTAGGGTTGTCTAAATGATAAATAACGTTATACCTTATTCCGTCTATTGCGTGGTTATAATTATCTACGTATAATTTAGAACCTTTGTCAGCGTATACATAGTTGTTAAGCTCTTTGACTATATTGACACTTTCAGGACTTACCACTAACTCAAAGTCTTGCATACGAGTAACACCACTTTCTATAGTTCCTTTTTTTACAGGTCTTATGTTTACTCCTTTGTGTTTCAGGTCTTCTATAAGTCTAGGTTCTGCGCTATCCGCTACAATTAGTTTGTTACCTACTCTGTCAAGTATAATCTTTGCTAGCTCGTGTGTCTTTAGTCCATTCTTATATATGTGTTCGTGGACATATAACTTGTTCTTTGTTTTGTCAATAGCTACTTCAGTCAAGCTGTCAGGATCAACAGAAAAACCAAAGTCCATACCACAAGAAGTTTGTAAGTTGTCAGGGTTAAATTTACCTATTGACCAATTTTCAAATACTACACCTTCAGCTTTGTCTAACCACCCACCTAATATATTATGATTGTATTTCTTAATATTGTTTTTGCGTATAGCTTGTATACGATCTAAGAAACTTTGTGATAGGTTTTGTTTATTGTCTCTATAGGTTGTGTGTATATAACAAACATTGTCTTTTATACCATTGTAACTAGGTGGTACACCTCTTTCTTCAAAGAATCGTTTATATATCCAATGTTCTTTTGTAACTGGGTTTAAGACTAATATAATTCTGTTTTGTACTTTCTTTTCTCGTATACTTAAATCAATAGTATCAAAGGTACTTTCGTCTATTAGTTCTTCTGCTTCGTCAAGTACCCAACAAGAAATACCCTGTAAACTTTTTAAACTTGCAGTTTGGTTACCTGCTGACGTTTTTATACCCCTAAATAGTATGTCGCTACCATTTGCTAAGTTTACTACTTCTGACTTGTTTATATCAAATATGTTCTCAAATCCTAGTAAACTGATCTTTTCTAAAAATTCAGGTATTATAGATAAGTGTGCAGAAACCATAGTATAACGTGTAAACAATACTCTTATGTTTTGTGACATAGTAAGTAAGGTAAGGAATACTGTTACTGCAAAAGACTTACCTGAACCACGTCCACCTGTTATGATATAATACCTACAGTCTGAATCAAATAGTTTTTGATATTTATTGTTCAGTTCCAGAGTCTACAAAGTTTATTAACGGTAAGTGCAAGCTATCGTCATTTGTAGTTACGTCTACTCTTTGTTGTGGTTTACCGTAAAAGTATTCAAAGTATAATTTAACTGACCATTGTTCTTTTTTCTCTAAACTTTCTTGTAATGCTTTAAGTGCTAAATCGTTAAAAGGTGTTAGCTTTTCTATTAGCTTTTGTTCTTCAGCTTTTGAAGGTCTACCACCTTTGTTACCTTTTGTGCCTTTATTGTTTTTTCTTCCGTCCATATAATTAGTTTAAATTAGTTAACTGATTCTTTAATATAATAGAAATTACTTAAATTCATTTGGTGGCATCAATATTACACCTAAGTCATTTTGCGCCCAAATACGTACTTCTTCACAATATAAAGTGAAGTCTTCTGTTGTTAAGTTACTACTACGATCAGGTATAAACATATTTTTTAAATGCTCGTGCATTTCGTACTTATGATACCCTGTGTGTTCACATAGTGGTTTTACTATACACTTCCAATAGTATTTATTTTGTTGGTGTGTTCTTGTCATATAGTTCTAAACGTTCTAATTCAAATCGTAGGTGTTCACGTGCTTTTTCTATACACTCTTTTGATGTTTCGTGTTTTCTGTTTGCTCTTAATAAATAAGTTACTGCTGTGCCTATATTATAGTTTAGTTCGTAGTCTTCTATTATCTTACGTGCTTCGTAGCCGTGTATTTTGCCTATATAGTAATTAGGTATTCTTGTCATCTTTTGGTTCTATCTTGTCTATGTTTTCGCTAATCTTCTCATTCTCTGTTTTCTCAATAAGTATCTCTATCAAAACTACGCCTATAATTAATATAAATGCAATACCTATGATAAGTAAAAAAAATAGAATCATTTTTCTAATTGTTTAATTGCGTTATCTACTCCATTTATCCCTGTGTGTTCAGCGTATTCTACTAAAGAATATTTACTGAAAGACACAGGTTCGTTGTATCTATTTTTTGCGCTGACAAACTCACTTCTTATATTATATCCTTCGTTTCTAAGTTCACATATCCTAGATGTTAAACGCATGATGCCGTACTCTTGATGTGCTTCTAATGCTGTGATACTACCTTTGTCGTTTAGGTGTCTTATTATTCTGTCTTTTTGTGTTAATGTTTTCATTTTTATTAATTTAATTTATCGTAAAGTGCTTTTATTCCTTTCCACATAGTATGTAAACACGAACCACAATTAGTTGTGGGTTTATATTTAGTTTTATATATAGTGTTATACAATTCAACAAATCTTTTTTTCGTTTTAACGTCAGGTGCTTGTCCGTCTTTAATCTTTTGCCATACACATAGTATTTCTTGTTTTAAATGCATAGGTGAGTTTTCATCATATTCTCTTTCTTCTGTTTTATAAGGAAACATCTTGTTTAGTTTCTCTTGTCTTTCGTCACACCCACAGTCATCTTTACCTACTGCTTTAGCAATCTTTTTTGCTAGCTTGTCTATCTTAGTAGCTGATGTAAATTTTTTTATAGTGTCTCCTAGACCTTTGCTTTTTTTACTCATTGAATAATTCTATTAGTTCTTTTCTTACTTTGTCTATTGTTGTGTACAAGCTGTTTCTGCTTATACCTGTCTTTTCTGCTAGACTGTCTAACGTGTTTTTTTCGTAGTAGTATAGTTTGAATATTTCACGATCATACCAGTACATAGTATCTAACGCTGTGTCTATTTGTTCTAGCTTTTGATAGCTTTTAGGTATTTCAATTACTGGTATGTTTTCTAGCTTATAATTAACGCTTGTAGTTATATTACAAGTATCGTCTAGCTTAGTGTAATACTTTTTATACTTGTAGAAGTATTGACTGCGTGGACTATTGAAACTTCTTCTAAGTGCTACTGCACCATATTTTAAGATACCTTGTTTACCATCTTTATCGTATATATTTTTAAGTGTGTCTTTGTTCATCTGTAAGAAGTATAACATAAGTTCTTGTACTACTTCGTTTATCTCGTTTTCATCTGTTGTAAATGCGTATGACATTTCTATAAAATCTTTTCTACAATCTGCTACTATTTTATAAATTTTATTCATTTGTAGGTTTTATGTCTCTAAGTTTACTAATAACCTCTACAATTATCTCTGATAGTAATAACTGATACGTCCTAAGCTGTGCTATGTTTCTTTTGTTTTCTATACCTGCAAAAAAACCATTAGTCATAGTTGTTACGTTAATAGGTATAATTAACAAAAAGTCTAGCCAATTACCTGTATGTGTGCTTATCTTATATTCGTTATGGTATTCTATAATAGTATCAATAACATCTAAATAGTTAAGATACTTAGGTTTACTTGCGCATTGTTCAGCAAAACTACATACGGTATCTAAATACTTTTCAATTATTATTTCGTGTTCTTTATTGACGTATATAGGTTTCACGTTTGTAATTTAATTTTATTTTTTAATCTAAACCCTTTTCTTTTTTTAAGTTTTTAACAAGCGTTTTGTAATAAGTTATATTTTCGTTGTATTCTACTCTAGTAATCTTTACTCTACTTTTACTTAATAATTCTAAGTCTTGTGCAGTACCTATACCGTAATCTTTGTCTAATTTAAGACCAAATAACCATTGTTCGCCTTGACTAAATATATTACACTTAGCACATTGTACTTGACAGTTTTGCTCATTGAATCGTGTAGGTAAAAATTTACGTGATTGAAAGTGCCCACATTGTAATTTTTTGTAGTGATCAACCTTACCACAGGTGTAGCATTGTGCTAGCCCTGTATCAGTTGCTTTACGCAGTCTTATATATAAAGAAAACCATTTGTCTAACTCTTTTTTGAGTTTACTTATTGTTTTCATTTATTAATCAAAATAATTCAGTTTGTTTTTCATTCTCTTTTCGCACTATTCCACATACTGTTTCAAATATTGTTTTACCTGCTTCATAGTCTACTAAATTTCGTGCTATTTTATTTGTAGGTTGTTTACCTTTATATTTAGCAAAGTCATAATCGTGGAATTTTGAAAGCTCTTTTATTACTTGTTTTGTCCTCCCTAGATCAGGGTTTTTCCTGGTGCTTATTACATTTGGTAGGTTGAAATTGCACCAATACATATGTCTGTTTCGTTTTTTGGCAGGTATTAAAGGTTCATAAAAAGGTATAACATTTTCAACCACATATTTTCCTGTAAAAAATGCATCTAAAAAAATTATTTCTTGATATAATTTCATATCAGGATATTTCATTTTTCTTTTTGTTTTCATTGATAGTTGAAATGTAGAATGAGTAGGGCAAGGTGGACTGCTCCATATAAAATCATATTCTTTATAGTGGTCTAGTAAATATTGATGTGCGTCTGCTATAATAACTTTGTCATTAGGAAACCTTTCCTGATATAGTCTTGCACATTCAGGATCAAGTTCAACTGCAGTAACTTGAATGTCATTTTTTACTTCATTCCACTTATATCTGTTACCACCTAAACAAGCATATAAATTAAGTATTTTCATTTTAATAAGTTCTGTTTATAGTAAGGTACTTTTTTAGGATCTGCACCTAATGTGTGTACTTCGTAATATGCTTCTTGAAGTCTTTTTTTATGTGTGAGACACCACCTGTAAAAAGTTCTAATATTTAAAAAACTATCTTTTTCATCTAGTCTAACACCTAACCTAAAAGCTGTGTCTACGTCATCTATTGTTAATCGTCTAAATCTTTTATCTGTCTTTAAATCATAAGCAAATGTTTTTGATAATACTGCAAGTGTTTTGCCGTCTGTCTTATGTCCTAGCTCTATTGCAGTTCGTGAGATAATATCGTAAAGTTTTTCTTTCATAAGTATTGTTTACCCTTTTCGTATTCGTTTAATTGTATATCTATTTTAGATGTGCTTTTATTGTAGTCTTTGCTACGTTTAGACCAAGTCTTTAATCGCCTGTTAGTACACCAGGTTTTCTGCATTTCGTAGCGCAACTTACCAGTCTTACTAGGTTCTGTCCAATAATCAAAAAATTCTTGTAACATATCATTATTATAATCGTAAGAAAAAACTTCGTCCTTAAATATATTAATATTATTATTTATTCTTATTTCTTTATTCTTATTAATAGTTGTTAATTTTTTTAACTCCAAGTTGTTAAAATTTTTAACATCTAGTTGTTCAATTTTTTGACAACTGAGTAATTTAAGTAATTGATTGTCATTTATTCTAAAATGTGTTTTAGCAGGTATACCTTGTATTTTGGTTTCTACTATGTTATGATCTTTGAGTAATTTAAGTGCGTTTCTTTGTTCGTGTGGTGATAGTGTAGTGTCTTCTTGTATGTTCTTTGCAGTATTAAAAAACCAACGATCTACTAACAAACCGTTGGTCTTAAAATACTCTTCTTTACTAATTAAGTCAGCTAAAAAAACGGTGGTCTTTAGACCTAAGATGAACGCAAGTTTTTTGTTTACTATTAAGAAAGCTGAACTGCTTAGTAAATGTTTCATACAAAAATATTAATGTTATGCTCATAGTTAATTAAAATTTTCTTTAGTTTTTTAATCGTGTCAATTAAGTTATTAAGATCAGTTTGTAAACTATGCTTAAAACGTTTAGTTTCTACATTTAATTCTATTTCTTCGTTATCTACTTTTTTAATATCTGACACTTTTAATTTAAGTTGAAACTCTGAAAGTGACATACCATATTCAGCAACGTCTCTATACTCTGTTAAAATTTTATTATAAGTGTCTCTATATAAACGCCACGTGTAGTAATACTGGTGGTGCATTTCTTTATAGTGATATATATTAGTACGATCTCTGTTTAAATGTTTAGCTATTGTTTTATAATTAATCTCTTCTTCTATTAATGCAATATTAGCTACAGCCACACGCATTACAATATAAGGTTGTTTACGTGAGTTAGAAGTAAAGTCTTTAACTTTTGTATTACAAACCTCTGATGTAATATTACAAATACGTTGCATTAATCTATCGTCTAAATTCATAACTAGAAAGGTATTTTGTCGTGTAAGTTGCTTTTTATTTGTCCTGAAATTATCCACGTGCTAAACATATTAGCCGTTTCTAATATTTCTTCAGGTGAACATTTATCTGCGTTACAATAAGCTGTAGCATTATATAATGCAACCTGTCGTGAAATAACTAACTCTTTTCTGTTGTCCTTTTCTTCCCAGTCTTGTTTAGTCATTTTATCATTGTTTTTAACGTAATTGTTGTATTCTTCTCGCATAGGACTAACTGATTTTGCTTTTGTAAACTCGTGCTGTCCTAAGTCACCTGTAAACTCGTATGTTAATTCATAACCTACTTCCTGTTTTTTTGTTTTACCAATGTCTAGTTTATCACCGTTTTCCATAATTAGTTTGTGGTAAAGAACTTTGTATTGTCCGTAAGGTTCGCCTACGTTTACCACTTCTTTAATTTTGCTTGTTTTCATAATATTAAATTTAAAATTACCTACGTTAAAGGTGTAGGTTTACCTTATTATAATTACTAAAGGTTTAGGGTTATTTTCGTATAATCCCATATAAAACTCTCTTTTTTCACTATTTTGCAGATCATATTCGTAAACACCTCGCATTTCCCAGTCTTGAGTAGCTCTGTATTCTTCTATTTCTTTTTCTGTACCTATAATTCGCACACGATTAGAATATCCAATATCATTATAATACTGATTAGAAAGTGCATCTTGTTTTTGTACTCCTACCTCAACTCCTTGTTTTAGTAAATAGTCTTCACCTATAACTTTTATATCATCCATAGCTCTTGTATTAATTTAGTTACTAAATAACCTAATAAAAACATAAGCGTAAACATAACAAACTTGTGGTCGTATTTATGCATAAATCTGTGAAATTTATTTTTGTAAAAAGTTTCTATACGATATACAGGTTTGTCGTATGTATGTTTGTAATTGGTTCTAAAGAATCTGTCAAGTTCTTTTGTGGTTAAGTTTGCTGCTACTAAATTATTAGTAGACTTGTGATATATATTGTGTAAAGTTTCCATAGTTATAATTTTGTAGTTTCTAATAATTTGTATAGTTTTTCTCTTAATTCTATATATTGCAATTTATAAGTCTCATTGTTTTGCCTTAGTCTTGCATTATCTCTTTTGTACTCCTGTAATTCTTGTACAAGGTCTTCTTGTGAAAGTTGTAAGGGAGTATTAATACTGTTTTTTGGTATATAAGTTTCCATAATTATTGTTGTTTTATGGTGCTAATATACAAGAATATAAATTAGTTATTAAATAATTTTGTGTAAAAGTTATTAACAGATAGTTTGTTTATAACTCCATTAAGAGATTTAGAGGTGTTTTACCGTTGTTAAGAATTACAGCACACCCTATTGCAGGTTTTTTACCATACTTAGCGTAAGCCATAGCGTATGAATCGTGATCTATACCACAACCTACTTGTGTACCATATACTCTAAATTTTTTACCTACGTAGTGTTCTGTGTACGCTTGTGTGTGTAAATGTCCTTGTACTGTGTTCATCATATCTGCACGGCATTTAGTCCTTGCTGTACCACCTTCACCGTGTATATATTGTACGTTGTCTTGTTCGTATCGTTCTACAAATTCCCAGTTAGGCACTTCTAAGACTTCTTTGTAGGATTTAATCCATTTGCTTGGGATAGCACTTGTTTGTGCTTTTCGCATAACCATTCTATCGTGGTTACCGATTATAACTTTAGTACTTTTTTCGTTAAATACATTGTACCACCTTTGTATGCGCTGTATAGCTAATTCTAGCTCGTCTAAGCCACCTAAACCGTCTGCACTAGTCTCGTGGTAGCTCGAATAATGATTGTCTATTATATCGCCTATAAATATTGTTTGTGTACAGTTCCACTTTTTGTATTGTTCAATACAGAAGTCAAGGTATGCGTCTAAACCAAAAGGTTCGTGTAAATCACCAATGACTAATACGTTTCTAGTTTGTTCAGAACGCATACGCATTAATACTTCTATTTCGTGTGGTTTTAGTCTAAATCTATTTGACTGCATCCTTACCAAAGTCTGCTACGCCTTGCGCACCTGTAAGTGCAACTAACGCCCAAAAGATATTAGACACGCTTTGTTCGTCAGTACCTAGTGCTTCTGCTACTAAAGGTACTATGATTGCTGCGATAGTATACCATACTTTTTTTGACTTTAATATTGTCATAATTAAATACTGTTTCATAATATAAAATTTAAGGTTAATATTCGTATGTCCACATAACGTTTTTATCCTTTACAGGGTCTACGTCACAATGAACAAAGTTTGATAAATAAGAAACACCTAGTCTGTTAATTCCTACAGTCATAAGTGCACTTATTAGTAAGTATCTTTCTCTACTTCCGTTATATGCTATATCTGCTGCTAGTCCTTTTTTGTGTGAACTACCTACACGTGCTTTTATAACATTGTCGTTATAGTGTTCGGTTCTATATCCTGATGTTATTTTAAATATCATTTGACCGTCTACTATATCACGTGCTTTGTCTAATAGTGCTACAAATTCTCTATTCATTTGCAAACCACTATTAGGTTCGTCAGGACTTGCGAACTCTTGTAAGTTAAAATACTTGTATGTCATTACATACGTTTCTTTTTCTTCTTCTTTGTTTTCTTTTTTGTTGGGTAGTGATATGGCATTATTTTTTCTTTTTTTTCTTTTTGTGTTTACCTGGCATTAAATTTTGTGAATTTATAAATTGTAAATGTTATAGCTAGAACTAAAGATACAAATGTGAGTATCTCGTTTACCTGTGCTACGCTAACTCCTATTGCACTAACGTTTGCTAGTCCTACCTGTGCTGTGTCTTTTATCTCGTTCATTTTTTAAATAGCTTTTTAGTGCTTTCTCGTTTTTTGGTTTAGGTTTGTAATATTTTCTACTCATTTAGATCAGGTGTTAAAAAGTCACTCAATGTTATACCACCTTGTCTGTCTCTTACCTTTTCTAAATTTAGACCTGAATAAAACGCATTCTTAGAAGGTGATATGTCTTCATTGGTGTTTGTGTTCAATTCAGGATAACTACTATTGTTATGTCTTAGATAGTCTATTAATCTCTCGGTATAGAACTCTGCTGTGTTTCTAACCTCTTCACGTAAGTCGTTTGCTTCTTGTCTACTTAAAGGTGTACTGTTTTCTGCTGTCTTTTGTACTATGTTATTATTCATTACTTTAAATCGTAAGAACGGTATACACTCAAAAAACGCCCAATGTACTAATGCATCTTGAACGTATTCGTCTACTAGGGTTTCGTAAACCCCTGACAACGTGCCACCTGATATTTTAGTTTGTAGTGCTTCAAAAAGGTCTGTACCTAATACTCTTTCTATGTGTTTCTTTTGTGCTACTTTTAGATAGGGTAAGATAAACTCAATGTCTACGTTACCACCTATAGCAGTAGAATCTTTTAACTTGTTTTCTGATATAAATAATACGTAACTCATAATTTAACTTTTTCTACCTTGTCTAGGCATGCGTTTAGGTGCTATTGCTACTCTTTTGTCGTTCTTCTTTGCAGTAAATCCTTCACTTCGTGCTTTTGTATATCCTATTATTTCTGCGTCTTTTATCTTGGTACTAACGTCAATACCTAGTTGTGTCTTATATATTTGTCTTAACCAATAGTGATGACATTGTGCGCCTCCTTTGAATAAAAATTTATCATATCCTGCTTGACCTGTGCCTTTTGGTGAAAACTCTTTGTTAAGTTTAAACATTCTATCAATGTCTTCTTTTCTGTATAGCTTTTTTGCAGCTAACATTTTTTGGCAAAAGTCTCTTTTTTTACCTGTCTTACGTTTTAAAAATTCGTCTTCAGCATAAATATATCTTACTCTAAAGTAGTCAAACGTTTTTTTACTTATTCCGTCTTGCTCACTCTTAGCGTCAGGTATTGCTCTACCTGTACTAAGCTCTACCTTTTCTGTAGCTATCTTATTTAGTTCGTCTTCAAAATCAAATTCTACGTGTTCACCATCTACTACTTCTTCTTCTACTAACTCCCAATCTTCAGGTATATCTTCTACAGTTTCTAAAAATAAATCTAGTTCTGTTTTATTTAATTGTAGATTGGTAATTTGATCGTGATTTTCACAAGGCATAAAATATTTTTTACCGTCTTGGGTGTGTACATGATGACCACTACAACCAATTCTTTTTGCTTCTGCTTCTGCTTCTTCTATAGTGTCATATAAAGGTAGCTCTACACCGTCTGTAATCATACTACCAACTTTTTTTAAGTTAGTCTTTTCGTAATTCATAGTGTCTGATGCGTCCTTATGACTAGAACAAGGCATATATACGGTTTCTCCTTTGTGTTGCATTTCGTGAAAACCCTTACAGCCTAATTCTTTTGCTTTAATTAGTGCTTCTTCTACTGTACTATAAAAAGGCATACCATTTATTTCACCTATTTTAGCTAAACTTTCACTTTCTAAGTTTTCTTGCTCTAGTGGTTCAAGTCCTAGCTTTTCACGTATTTCGTCTTTTGTCATTACATTACGCATATCCTCAACGGTGAACGTAGTCATAATAGGACTAGATTGTACTATTTGTAATTCTGCTTTTATATCGTTTACCAATAGTATTTTTTCTAGTGTTTTAAGTATATGTTCTTGGTAAGGTTTTACAACTGTGTTTTGGTATATCTCAAATGCTTGCATAAGTTCATCACGACCCCCTAATTGACCTTCTGTTTTTACTCCTAATAACATAGGACTTGTAACCCTGTGACCTGTCATTATGTTTTGTACTAATAATTCTTGTAGTGCTAAGTATTGCTTGTCTGCATTGCTTACGTCTATTGGTGTTATTTCTGCTGCCTTGTCTTTACTGTCTGAAAAACTTAATACAAATTTACCTGCGTTGCCTGATCCTGTAAATTTCTTTTCTATACTACGTTCTATTTGTAGTCTTTCTTCTGCTGTAGGTACTCCGTTATTCATATTAATAAAATAAGAACCTGAGAAACCCCTTTCAATATTGCCTAAATGATACTCACTTACCTTCTGATCTATCAACGCCCAGTTACACGCTGAACTGTAGTCAGGTGTATAGTACATCTCCATATTAGGACTGTACAAACCTGTGTATAGTATCTGACTTGGTGTTGTTCTGTCTAGTGGGTTAAATGCTGCAACCTCTTGTGGTTTATTTCGTCTTACGTTACTCCAATCTGCTGAAATATAATATTTGTCCACTCTACCCATTGCGTTCGGTAAACCTACTCTAAGACGTTCTACAGGTACGTGATATATTTCTGCTACCTGTCCTGACTTTGAATATATAACATTAATTGCAAAACCACCTTGTAGTTTAAAATCAAAAGCACATTTTTTAAGAACCTCGTGTAGTGTCTCTTTACTATTAGCGTTTTTAAAGAAGTTTTCTAGCTTTGCGTTTAGCTCTACACTATCTGTTTCTTTTGCAGTTATGTCTTGTCCTGCAATCATTTGTGCAGTAGCGTTTATTATAGCTGAATGAGTGCCTGAATTGTAGTATAGATCAATAATAAATTGTGGGTACAAGTTTTTGTAATCGTCTGTACCGTACTCAATCCAGTTTTTACCACGTGCTTCTTGTATTTGTGGTGCTGTGCTGTACTCTAAGTTTATGTTTATTAGGTTTTCCATTATTCTGTTGTTGTCCAATTAGATCCTTTTAGTTCTTCTAATATTTCTTCGTGTGTATATGTATCAACGTCATTTAAAAAAACAGGAGTATCACCTTCCCACTTAGCTATAAATAATAAACCATCATTAGATGTTCTTATAGTTTCTTTACTAGACTCTAATACTTGACCAAAGTCAAATACTGATTCTCCTTCAGCATCTACTTCGTCTAATAATTCTATGTCACATATTGCGTATTTTCTCATAATTTTAATTTTTAACTTGGTACGTCATTTGTTATATCTGCTTCTGTCATATTTATCATTGAACCGTAAACATTTTCTACTGTTGCTGTTCTTGTTACTGTACTGCCTGTTGTTGTTATTAGAGGTGTTACTTGTCTTTGTACTTCACCTTGCGCCCCCCAAAAGTAAATACCTTTACTTGTATCGCCTGTATAACTTACCTGCCCTGCATCATCTTCTATTGCTACAGTCAATCCTGTACCAGGGGAACCTATAAGAACCATTTTACATCTATACCAACCATCACCTACATCTTCTATATCTGCATTGTAAAAATATGTACCACCAGTAGAAACCACAGTACCAGTAGCTATATTAAAACTTGCAAAACCGTTACCACTTGAACCTGAATTAAATCTAAATCTTGTATAACCACCTTGCTTTGCGTGTATAGACATAGCAATAACATCATTTGTACCCACAACATCACTAATTAAGTGTACGCTAGTAGAAGATGTTGCTTTGACATATGATGCGTTTTGTGTTCCGTCAGGACTAATTATTGCGTTAGATTCTAGTGTTACATTGCTTTTAGAAAAACTTGAATCTAAATCTGTTGAGTGTCTTACTAGATTAGTAGAAGTTATCTCTGCTAAATTAGGACTTACCATATCGTTTATATAAGGAAACTTGTCTAATATACCGTCACCCATTCTGTAATAGTTTTTAAGATTAGATATACTGTAAGGTATTGAATTTAATTTAAGGTTAGTAGCTACATATTTTTGTTCTTCTACCATTACATTTGTAATATCACCTACAAATGAACTGTTTGCAGTAAAACCTGAATTACCATTGTGTCCTGACTGTACTGCTATAACAAAACTATAATTACCATTTGCAGTTATATTATGACCTGTCGTTCCTGATGCATCAAAAAAAGCTGTACTTATTTGACCTGCACTATAATTTGAAACAACAAAACTAAATTTTACAGTTTTGTTAGATAAATCTCCTAAATTTTGAAAAAACAAAGAATTAGAACTTTGTGAACCGTCTACGCTTACTTTACCATCACCAAAAGAAAAACCATCTCCTAATGTCCACCTGTCGTTAGGGTCTACTTGTTTTACTGATATATTGTTTATAGTAACTTCACTTCCACTTTCGTTACTCAACTGAACTCTACCACCACTTGAATCAGTAGTTAAATAAATTATTTGCGGTAATACAATAAATGTAAAACCAATACCAGTATTAAGTCTAAATTTAACAGTTCCCGAACCTTGTATATTAAATTTTACTGATGTATTTGTTGGTATTCCTGTCTGTAAAGCAGTTCCTGTGTTTGGTAAAATTAAAGAACCGCCACTTATACTTGAACCATTTGTTAAAGTCCAATCACTATTAGTTGCAAAATCTCCATTTGTAACCAACTCACTACCTAACTCATCAAAGTTACCATTCTGCACTAAGTTAGCACCATACTTTATTCTGTATATCTGTGTTACTTCTTCTTCTTCTAATGCTCTGTCGTATATTGCTAGTTCGTCTATTTTACCTAAAAACTCGTTTGCTCTTGAGCTAAAGTTTCTTGCACCGATTTTTGCGTTTGTAGTTACGCTAACTGTTTGTGAAGTAGTAGCCGATTTATCTAAAGAACCATTTATATATAGTTTTTGTGTTGTTCCGTCATAAGTAGCTACTATATGTACCCATTCATCTACAAAACTATTTGTACTTGTTAAATCGCTTGTGTTTAGAGAATATATAATTTTTTCATCAGTAGTAGCTCTTAATCTTATACCGTCATCATCTGCATCTCTAGCGTCAATAATAGTGCTATTTGCGTCATTATTACCTGCTTTAATCCAAGTGCTTATAGTGTGTTGTGTATAGCTTATTGCTTCGCCTAAGTCAATACTGTCATCTACTCCGTCAAAGTCTACGCTATGATTGTTTTGAAACTTGTAGACAGGTTTGCCTATACTTTCTAAATTAGATAGTTTTAACATTTAGAGTGTGTCGTTCTTGTATATTAACGCTAAACCACTACTGATAGTTATAGCTGTAAATGATAAAAATAATGTAGTGCCTGCACCGTATGTTTGGTGTAGGTTGCTATCTGTACCTGTGACGTTAGAACCTGTGTCTAAGTTTGTAACTACAGTCTCTATAGGGAAAGCTACTGCGTAACAGTCCTTACCTGTTACTGCACCTGTGCCTGATACTACTATTTCTACGCCACCCTTACCTAACTGTTCTGATAATAATTCTTGTGTTGTGTCCATTTAATTTGTATATATATAATTTGTACTAGTTGTTTCTGTGTATTGTGTATATTTTACCTGCTCACTACCTACTGTTTCACTTACTAATAATTTGCCTTGTTCTACTAAACCTTTTACTGTTCCGTGTACACTACCTGTGTCATTTGCTACGTCTGTTTCACTAATAGGTGCTGTGTCTGCGTCTAGTGTGGGTACTGTACCATTAAAACTAACTTCATATAATTCGTATTTATGATAACCAAAAGGGTTTAAATTTATAGCACCTGTAAATACGTTTTCTGTTGTGTTATGTGTCAAAGTAAAATCTGTATATCTTTCTCTAATTGTTTGACTTTGTCCGTATGCGTATTTTACTGTGCCTGACAGATCGTTAGTTAGTTTTACTAAAAATCTAATCTGCGAACTTGGTACACTTGTATCTATTCTTTTGTCTTCTGTCGTGACATTAAACGTAGCTGTAGAACCGTAAGTAACGTGTTGCATACTATATAATAGAAAAACGTTTAATTTATTTTATAAACAAAAAAAAAGGTGGTAAAATACCACCCTTCTTTATTTATGAAAACATATATTATGTTGTAGTTACTGTTGCTGTAAACGCTGTGTTGTCAAACGGTACGTTAGTGTAGTCTGCGACAATACAAGCTGGATAGCTTTCTTGTCCACTAAATGTGAGGTCTGAACCTGACATATCTCCTAGAGCTGCACCTGATGCGTTAGTACCTGTATTAAGTTCTAAACCATTTTCTAAACCTAAAGCGACTATAACTCTTTTACCTGATGTATTGATTTGATTTAATTCTACAAATACAATAAGTTTATTTCTTGATAAAAGTTTTATTTCGTTTCTGTCTGCTATGCTTAGTTTGTGTAGTTTAATGTTTACTGACTGGTCAAAGAATATTGTACCATTTTCTGTACTACCTGTGATAGTCTCTGTAAATGATCCTGTACCTCTAACTAACTCGTACTTAAATAGTTCTTCACCTGTACCACTACCTGATAAATCTAAGTCTGTAATAGTACCTGATGCTGGTTCTATACCTGCACCTGCGTTGTTACCATTTATCGCTGCGTCTGCGTGTTGCACAAAGTATACTGCCTTTACACCACCTACGGTGTCTCTACAATCTAATTGTCTTCCTGTTGTTAATTCACAAGCCATATTTATTGTTTTAAGGCAGTTTAAGAGGGTTTTGACACCCTCTCTTACTGCAAGTTAATTATTAGTCTAATCTTACTATATCTGCACCTTGTGCGTGTTGCGTACCACCTGTGAACTTAGCTACTACTCTGATGTTATCAGAACCGTCTAAGTCACCCATATCTAACATTTTTATTTCTGTGTGGTCAGAAACTAAGTCTGTACCAAAGAATAAGTTAGATGCTTGAGCTGCTGCCATTTTGTTATCTACCATACCTGGACAAACTGCAATCTTAATGCCGTTAAACATTGGTCTAAAACCTTCGCCCATATTGTATAGTCTTTCGTAACCTGCTGCTGCTTGATTAGCTAAGTAAAGTCTGTAAGACGCTACTGACATATAGATATATAAGTCTTCTTTAGTGTATACTGAAGAAGGTATTGCGTCTACAAGTATGTTTAGATTTTCGTCAATGTTACTATTTGTAAATGCTGTACCTGCACCACCTTGATTATCTGCTTCTACGATAGCAGTGTCATTCTCAAAGTGTCCGTTACCTGCTTGCATAAATCCTGTGAACTCACCTGAATTTGCATCTAGTCCATTCCAAATGCTAGTTTCAACTGAATCCGCAATAGTTGCTGAAAGGTATGACATTACAAACGCTGCAAAGTCGTCACTCATTCCGTCATTGTGTCTACCTGCTTGCATCTGTGCTGCTTGCCAGTCTGCTAGTAAATCTTTTTTACAAAGATCAACGTTAATTTCTAATTGTTTTGGTGTTAATACTCTTTCAGTTAAAGTAAGTGTACCTGCGTCTGTGAAGTCACAAGTAGCATCTTTAATAAGTCCTGAAGTAGCAACTTTAGTTATGTTTCTTTTAAACTTGATATTCTCAAGTACAGTCAAAAACTCTAAAGATTTTGATGACTTTAATGCAGCACCTATATATTGTCCTGCATGCTCGCCACTATAGTTTGATGTTATTGAAAAACTCATTTTGTTATTATTTAATTATTATTTATTTAAGTTATAATAAAACCTTTCTTTGCTATTCATATTAGCATAAGGTTTAGTTTTTATTTTTGTTTCGTTGAATTTAGAAACCTCTACTGGTTTAGTTGCAGGTTCTTTAGATAATTCTACGATCTGTGAATGTAATTCTTCTCTTTCAGTAGTTAGCTCTCCATTTAAGTCTTTCATTTCTTCAAGTTCTGCTGAAAGTCTTGACACGTCTGATCTTACTTCTTCTAAAAGTTCTTTAATTACTACACCTATTTCTTCTATAAGTGCGTTCTTGTCAAAGTTTTCGTTTTCTACTTCTTCTGACATTTCTTCTTCTTCTACTGCTTCAACTTCTTCTTTTTCTTCTGTCTCTTCTTCTTCTTCCGTTTCTTTTTTCTCCATTGAAGCTACAATACCTTCTTTTTCTACCTTAAATTCTACTCCGTCTTCTGTTTCGTAAGTTCCTACTGGTACAGGCATTGTGCTACCGTCTTCTGCTAGTATCATTACTTCTATGCCTTCTGCAAGTTCATCTGCTTTTGAAACGACAATAGTACCGTCAATAAGTTTAGCTTGAAATTCTAGGTTTAATTCTTCTTCTTTGTCTAAACCTAATGCTGATAATATTTGTTTTTTTAAATCCATTTTTTAAAGTCTTTAGTATATAATAGAATTATTTATTTGTTATTTGATTTTACTCAAATCTGCGTGGTATTTCACTAAGTAAATTCCTGTTAAATTGTTCTAGTTCTTCACTTGCTTTGAAATATTGTTTTACTTCGGGCATTTTTGTAGGTTCAAATCCTAATTTTTTTGCGTTTAAAATAAAATCTCTAAATCCTGAAATTTGTTTATTATGCAATTCATAACCATTTTTATTTATTTTAGCAGCTTCTTTTAATGTAGTTTTTGCTTTTTGTGCCTCTCGTAAAATTGATTTGTTTTTTCTTAAAAAAGCTTCAAATTGTTTTGCTCTAACTTCTATTTCTTTTAGTGTGTTAAATTCTATTTTTTCTACCTTTTCACCTTTTGCGTTAGATAGTATTGTGTTTAGTTTGTCTTCGTAATTTTTGTACATATTTATATATTTATAATTGTGGTATGTCAGGAATTCTTTGTACTTTGTTTCTGTTTTCTTCAGCTTTTGAAATTTCGTCTTCAAATTTTTTAATTACAGGAACTGTGTTTGGGTTTACTCCAAAATCTTTAAGTTGTTTTTTTATTTTAGTAATGTTTGCCTTGCCTTGTAGAACTCTTTTCATACTTGTTTGTGAGTTTGTTTTAATTAAATTAACTTTTTTTTGTAAAGAATTAAACTCTTTAGTAATTGTTTGTAATTGTTTTTTAATTAATGAGTCTTGTTTTTTTAAAAATTTTACACCGTCTTCTAAGTCATCTACTAAACCTAACTCTACTTTATTAATCTTACCTTCTTTTACTAACTCGTTGTATGCTTCTACTATTTCTTCGTCTGTAACTGTTTTGCTCATTTTTTCCATTTTGTCTACAAAGTAACCTTCTATTGATAATCCTTTTAATTCACCTGCTTTTATCTTTTCCCATAAGTCGTTATTTTCTATTTTCATTTTGACAAACCACGTACCATTTGGTAGGTCGTAGCCATACATTTTAGACTTGTCTTGATCGCCTTCTTTTATCCAACTTTCTACTGTCAATACACCTGCTACTCTGTCTTGGTGTTGGTATGTAGCTTTGTGGTGATTATTGTATTTTAGATATAGTTCGCTAGCTTTTCTTACTGTGTCCGTAGAAAAATATACATAATACTCTGAATCTGTATTAGGGTTGTATCTAAATATCTGTTTGTTAGGTATTAGCGCAGGACTGATTAACATTCTTTTTTCTTCGTCAATCTTTGAAAATGTAAGGTTGTGCTTGTCTTTTCCAAAAAATACAAAATCTACTTCTATCGCAGGACTTGTTACTAGACTAATTGCGTCTATAGATAGTTCTTCGTTATCGTCACTTATTACAAGCTCTGT